CACAACTGATGACGGTGCTTCAGGCGGTTTCTCACCTATCAAGTGGGTACTTCAGAACGCTAAGGCTTCAGGTACATACGCATAAAGTAGATCAGGGCGGCGGTGTGGTTGAGGGCGATTGCCTTCCCGCTCTCCCACACCGCTTGCTCTCTTTTTCAGTATGATTTAGGAAGGCAAACCAACAGGAGGCAACATGTCTAAAGAGGTAACGCTCCCATCAGGAGCAAAAGTAGTTTTAAAAGATCCAACAACTTTGCGTGTAAAAGACCGCAAAAATGTTATGCGTAGCGCAGACAATGCAGTTGGCGGAGATCTTACAAAAGCATTGGCGTTAGGTGATGCGCTTATTGCAATGCTTGTTGAGTCATGGTCATTTGATTTAATCCCGCCATCAATCAAACTTGAGTCATTAGATGAACTAACAATGACTGATTATGATGCTTTGGTAGAACATACAAAAGACGCACAAAAGTATCTGTTCCCTAACCTGGCTGAAACGCCACAAACAGAGGCAGACCCAAAAGCAATTGGCGAGAACTCCAACGCCTAAAATGGTTACTTCAGGGTGGGGAAAGGCATGAAGCCTTTTCTTATCCTGATGAGCAATGGTATTACTACCAAATGGCAGAGCGGTTTGGTTGGACACCTGAACAGGTAGATAACTTGCCCGCTAGTACGGCAGATTGGTTAATAGCAATTGCTAGAACCGTTGATGAGGTGAAAACAGAAGGGTTGTAAAATGGCTGAAATTGTCATCAAGAACCTTAAAGAAGTTCTCGCCGCAATTGATGGATCTGCGGCAAAAATAGAACAAGGCGCGCAATTAGGAATTATGCGCGTTGGTTTGGCAGTTGAACGCCAGGCTAAATTAAACTTTCAAGGCACACGCAGTTATGAAAAGCGCACAAGCAAAAATGGCAGAGCCTATTTATTTATTACACCGCCAAAACATGTTGGTGGATCAGGGCCTAACACAGTTACAGGTAATCTAAAAAGATCTATTAAAACTACCTACCGTGTTGGGCTAGGTGTTTACACCGCTGAAGTTGGGCCAACAATGATCTATTCTCGCCAGGTAGAAAAGGGCGGTGGAAAGTGGCCGCCAGGGGTAAAATACCCTTACTTAGAACCTGCGGCTTTATCGCTATTGCGTAGCGGTAAATTAACCAGGATCTTTTCAACCGCTGTTAAAGAGAAATTGGGGAGTTAATCATGGCTGATCTAATTCCACCAATGCTCATTAAATTACAAGCAGATGTACAAGACCTTAAAGTAGGTTTGGCTCAAGCAGAAAGCGCTATTAAAGGCGTAGATAGATCTGTTCAAACCGCTTCAACTGGCATGACTAATTTTGTAGGCAAAGTAAAACAAATTGGCGCATCTCTTGGTATTGCTTTTGCGGGTACTCAAGTTTTGCAATTTGGTAGAGATGTTATCCAACAGGCAATGGAAGCAGAAGCACAACAACAGCGGTTGTATCAATTGATGAAAGTTGGAACTGGCGCAACTGATGAACAAGTAGCCGCGCTTAACGCGCAGGCTGATGCGTTAGAAAAAGTAGGCGTTGTAACAGGCGGAAACATTACACAAACGCAATCACAATTGGCAACATTTAATTTGCAGGCTGAAACAATCCAAAGATTGACACCTGCCATTCTTGATTATGTCACCGCTGAAAAAGGCGCTAATGCAAGCGCAGATGAATTTAAACAAATGACAAACGGTTTGGCTCAAGCGCTAAACGGTAACTTTGGATCTCTTACAAGAGTTGGCTTTGTGCTTGATGATCACACCAAAAAACTTATTTCATCAGGAACAGAAGCAGAAAAATCTGCGGCAATTGTTGATGTGCTTAATTCAACTTACAAAGATTTTAACAAAGAATTAAGAAATACTCCTGAAGGCCAAATGCAAGCCTTGAGAAATGACTTTGATAAATTAAAAGAAGATTTAGGTAAAAAGTTATTACCTGCTTTATTAGGTGTTACAGGGTTTCTTACTGATACTTTTATTCCTGCTTTGCGTTCTTTGGGTAAATTTATTAAAGACAATGGTGACGCAATTAAAATTTATGCAGGAATTATTGTATTTGCAACTGGTGTGTTTTATGCGTACAGAGCGGCAGTAGTTGCCACAGGTATAGTTACTGCAATTTACACAGCAATTGTTAAGGCGCAAGCGGCAGGATTTACTATTGCTCAATTAGCGGCATTTAATCTTAAAGTTGCAATTTTCTTACTTAATAACGCTATGCGAGCAAATCCTATTGGTGCAATTATTACCGCGCTAACTATTTTAGGCGCGGCGTTTGTTTTTGCATGGAAGAAATCAGAAACATTTAGAGGCATTGTTATCAAAGGCGTTCAAATAGTTCTTACTGGTTTTGGCTATTTAGTACAAGGTATTGGCAAATTTATTGGCATGCTTGCCAAAGTACCAGGCATGGGTTGGGCTAAAGGAATTGCAGATGGCGCTCAAAAAGCATCAGACTCAATCAAAGCAACAAGCAAGAATTTATCTGATCTTAAAGGTTCTGTAAAAAGTGGCTATGGTGAAGGCGCATTTACTTACGGCAGTGGAGCAGGTACAGGCGGCGGTGGCGGCGGCGGTGGTGGTGGTGGTGGCCTTGATGCAAAAGAAAAAAAGAAACTTGAAGGCTACAAAAAAGATGTAGCAGGTATTTACAAGGACATGAATGAGGCTATTGCTGACGCGCAAGAAAAAGCGCAAGAGGTATTAGACAGACGCAATGAAGTCATGTTCAAGGCTCATAAAGATTATGATGAAAAAGTTGCTGAACTTAACAAGCGTTTTAGAGAAGCCAATGAAGAAGCGGACAAGCGTTTTGCAGAGGCTAAGGTTGATGCACAAAAGCGCAGAGACAAGGCTGAAACAGAAGCGTACAAACGCAATAAAGAAGCACTTGAAGGTATTGAAAAAGATTACGCTGAAAAGAAAGCGGATCTTCTTAAAGCCAACAATGACAAACTTGATGACATACGCAAGAAAGCGGCAGATAAAACCGCTGACCTGACTAAGGCCGCGGCTCAAAAGCAAGCCGCAATTGTTCAACAGGGTGTAGATCGCCTGCGCAATGCTTTTGCATCTAAGACAGGATTTGATTTAGGTGAGGCGTTTAAGGGTGGAGCAAATAACGCTGACAAACTTCTTGCTGATCTCAAAACAAAATTAGCCGCGGCTAAAGAATTACAGGCCAACGCCGCAAAACTTGCTGGCATGGGTTACAGCCAGGTATTTATTGAGGAAGTTGTTAAGCAAGGCCCTGAAGCGGGTAACAAAATTGCTGAAGCGCTCAAGGCGGCATCTCCTGAAGCAACCACTGAATTACAGCAACTTTATTACGGCCTGGAAGATGTTTCTAAAAATGGCTTAAATGAACTTGCCAATCAAATGAGTACATCTACCAGTTTTGCAACTCAAGAAATGATGGACGCTTACAACCAGGTTGCTATTGATCTCAAGGAGTCTTTGGCAGAAGTTAATGCCCAAATGAATGAGGCATTGGCTGAGTCTAATAAGGCTTATGCAGAGGCAATTGCTGAAGCGGAAAAGGATCGCACTGAGAAAATTGCATCTGCCAACAAGGCTCTTACAGAGGCTTTGGCTGACTCAAAGGTTGCTTATGATGAAGCATTGGCAGACGCTACAAAGGCTCTTACAGAGGCTAGGGAGCGCGCACAAAAAGATCTTAGTGAAGGACTTGCAGAGGCTCAGAAAACCCTTCAAGAGGCCCTCCTAGAGGCTCAGAAGGACTATGAAAAGGCTATTGATGAAATCAATAAGTCCACTATGAAAAAACTTGAAGATCTCAAGGCTAAATTGGCTGAAATTGCCGCTTTGATGGCGGCTATTAGTGCGGCATCTGCGGCGGCGGCTATTGCTCAAGCGCCTACTTACACGCCAATTATTGCTTCAACTACTCCTGGTGGGAATTCTACTACTTCAACCAGTACGCAAACAAACATTAGTAATACTTTTGTGGCTACTAAAGTTGATGCTTCAGATGTTCATTTAGCAACTCTTAGCGCTATCAAATACGGTCAAGCGGTCACAGTTCCAACTAAATCAGTAAATACAACAACTCTTGCTGGCATCATGGCCGCTAGTGCTACTGGTGGATCAAGTTCCGCATCAGGAATTACTAGAGCCAAAGGCGGCAGAGGGGCGCTAATAGACTAATGACTACTTTAACGCAGGTTTATTCTTTTTCATTTAGCAATCAAACATTTGGCGGTGCGGGATCGCCGTACCAAATTCTTAGTGTTGATGGCCTTGAGTCTTTGCCTGGTATCCGCAATCAAGATGATAACCGCGGTTATGCAGATGGTATGTTTTCAGGCCGTGACTTTTTAGCGGGCAGAAGCATCTCAATTATTTTTAACACTTTTGGCACACCTGGCGGGGCTTCTGCTCAAACAAATTACAACACTATTCAAAGTATTCTTTTGCCTCAAACCCAGGGAACTACGCCGTTGTATTTTAAGTTTCCCAACAGCCCTACATCTGAACAATTTGTAAACGCTCGCGTTCGCGCTTTACGCACAAGCGTAGATCCAAATTACACTTATGGATACATTACAAGCCAGGTAGATTTCTTTTGCCCTGATCCCAATTACTACAACAATTCAAATCAAACGGCTGTTATGGCTGTATTAGATCCTGTTGGCCGTACCTATAACCGCATTTACAATCTGCTTTATGGCAACAACACTAACACAGTTCAAACAACAATTTCTAACATTGGTTGGGCTACTACCTATCCTGTAATTAGTTTGGTTGGCCCAATTATTGATCCTATTTTGGGCAATGACACAACAGGAAATTACCTTAATTTTACTTGCACTTTGAACTCAGCCCAAACACTTGTTGTGGATTTATACAATAAACTTGTTACGCTGAATGGGCAACCTGCTCGTAATTTATTAACATCAGGAACTTGGTTTGCCGCACCGCCAGGCAATTCAATTTTTTCTTTGTACGGTACAGGAACAGCGGCAAATGTTACAGCGGCTACTGTAACATGGAACTCTGCATACATTTAGGAGCATAAATGGCACTACGCACACCGCCTAGTTGGTTACAAAACGGATCTCACCCTGCGGAAAATGACCGTTTATCAATGCAGGCTATTTGGGCAACAACAGGCATTGTTAATTCTGCATCTCTGCTTGTTACTGCCAACTCACCTTTAGGTATGAGCGTTCTTGTTGAAGATGGTTGGTGTGTCATTATTGGTGACTATCAAGCCAACATGGGTGTTTACACTGTTTACAATGATGCAACCGCTACTCTTACAATTGCAACCGCAGATCCAACAAATCCACGCATTGATTTAGTATGCGCAACTGTTCAAGATAGTTATTACACAGGATCGGCTGATGATGTAATTCTTCAAGTAGTTACAGGAACACCTGCAAGTTCTCCTGTTGCGCCTGCACTTCCTGACAATTCAATTTCACTGGCCACGGTTACGGTAGGCGCTGGCGTTGGTCAAATCAACAGTGGAAACATTACAGACACCCGCGTTCTTACAACAACCAACATGCCTATTGGTGACATAACAGCGGTAGTTGCTGGTACAGGTTTATCAGGCGGTGGATCAACTGGCTCAGTTACTCTTGCAATTGATGGAAATGCTACAATTTCCGCACAAGATTTTATTGCAAACATTCCTAATGGGATTGGTTCAGTAAATGATTATTCAACCTTACTAATGATGGGAGCGTTGTAACTTATGGCAACACTTTTGATGGGAGTCCTATAACATGCCAACAACAACAAGCGTTTTATTTAGAGGCGCGGCAACAACAAGTACAGGCACAACTCTTTACACTGTACCTGCTTCAACAACAACTGTTGTAACAAACATTGTGGCAACTAACACTTCTGCTTCTTCGCAGACTTTTACTTTGGCTTTGAACGGAACAGCACTTGCAACAGCGGTAACAGTTGCGGCTAATTCATCTTCATTCATTGATCTCAAGCAGGTTTTGGTAGCAACCAACACAATTACAGGTGGCGCTTCTGCAACTTCAATAAATTTTCACATCAGTGGCGTTCAGATTTCCTAAAGGAGAATAATCATGGCTATTCAAACAATTCCTGCCGCTGGCGGCGG